GAATTAGAAAACGGTTCAAAGATTTATGCATACGCAACATCAGCAGCCGGTGTACGAGGTGGTTCATACAATTTAATTTTTCTTGATGAATTTGCGTTCGTGCCTCATAACATGGCAGTGGATTTCTTTACTTCTACTTACCCTGTTATCTCATCTGGTAAAACATCAAAGGTAATTATTGTCTCTACACCGAATGGATTGAATTTGTTTTACAAAATGTGGACAGATGCAATTGAAAGTCGTTCACTTTATAAGACACTAGAAATCCACTGGTCAATGGTGCCGGGACGTGATGAAAAGTGGAAAGAAGAAACAATACGGAACACTTCTGAAGAACAGTTTCGTCAAGAGTTTGAAACAGAGTTTATTGGCTCTTCTGCGACACTTATCTCTGGTTCTAAACTACGTTCACTTGCGTTTTATGATCCTTTCCGTGTTGAAGATGATGGTCATCTATTTGTATATGAAGACCCAAGACCAGGTAGAATATACATTGCTACGGTAGATTGTTCCGAAGGTGTTGGTATGGACTATCACACTATCAACGTTCTTGATGCGACAGAAGCACCGTATAAACAAGTTGCAAGATATCGTAATAACAAACTACCTTTGTTATTCTTACCCACAGTCATCTATGCACTAGCAAACCGTTACAATCAAGCCTATGTATTGATTGAAACTAACAATGTAGGACAGCAGGTTGTAGACATTCTACACTATGATTTAGAATATGAGAATATCTACAAGTTGGAGCACCATCACATCAAAGGTCAAAGCATCTCCGCTGGCTTCAAACGTTCAGTTGCTTTCGGTGTTAAAACAACTAAATCTGTCAAAAAGATTGGTTGTGCCAACCTCAAGACACTGATTGAAAATGACAAGTTAATCATCAACGATTTTGACACGATTGCGGAACTGAATACTTTTGTCAGGACAAAAGACACTTATGCCGCAGAAGAAGGTAACAATGATGATATTGTCATGGGGTTGGTGCTTTATGCATGGTTAACAGCGCAGACATTCTTCAAAGATGAAACCAGAATTGACATACGAAAGATCATGCTAGAGGAACAAAATTTAATTGGAGAAGAAAGTATGTTGCCTTTTGGTTTTATTGAGGATGGGCTGCGTAGAGAGTTGGAGGTTGAAGACGGAGACATGTGGGAGCCTCCTGCGGGATATTTATCATCAAGTTTGTAAAAAACTAAATAGACAATAAAAAGAATATTGACCCAACAATAAAAGGAGAAATCCAATGGCATTTCAATTATCACCTGGAGTGAATGTATCAGAGATTGACCTGACTACAGTTATTCCTTCAGTTGCCACTTCTACTGGCGCTTTTGTAGGACCTTTTGCTTGGGGACCATGTGGTGAAGTTACAAATATGTCCGATGAAGTTCGTTTAGCGGACGCATTCGGTAAACCAGACAATAATAATTATGAATATTGGTTCTCTGCCGCGAATTTTTTAGCATATGGCAACAATCTCAAAGTTGTTCGTGCATTTAACAGTACATCCACAGTAAATGCAACCGCAAACGGTGCAGCACTATTAATCAGAAATGCAGATGACTATGAAGAAAATCATACTGGTTATTCTGCAAACTCTTGGAACGGATTTGCTGCACGTTGGCCAGGTGCATTAGGCAATTCACTCAGAGTTTCTGTTGCTGACGCAGCATCATACACGGGATGGGCTTATGCATCACAGTTCACTTCTGCTCCATCAAATTCAAGTTATGTAACATCTAAAGGCGGTGCGTTTGATGAAATGCACGTTGTCGTTGTTGACGAAGACGGTTTATTTACAGGAACTAGAGGTGAAGTTCTTGAAAAATTCCCTTTTATTTCAAAAGCGTCTGATGCAAGAGATGATTCAGGTAATTCAAATTACTATAAAAATGTAATTCAATCAAAGTCAAGGTATGTTTGGTGGTTATCTCACCCAGTACAAAACACTGCTGTTGGAACTGTATGGGGTTCAACAGCAAATGCATCTAACTTCTCAAATACAACCGCAAACATCACATACTCTCTGTCTGGTGGTGCTGATGGTACAGTTAGCACATCGCAGATCACAACTGGTTGGGACTTGTTTAAGAATGCAGAATCAGTTGATATTTCTTTGTGTGTAACAGGTAAAGGTGATTCAACGATTGCAGGTTATGTCATTGATAATATCGCATTGACACGTAAAGATTGCGTTGCATTTGTATCACCAACTAAAACATCTGTTGTTGACAATGCTGGTAGTGAAGTTACTGCAATCACCTCATTTAGAAATGGTTTAACATCATCTTCATACGCTGTATTGGATTCTGGATACAAATATCAGTACGATAAGTATAATGATGTGTATCGTTGGATTCCATTGAACGCAGATATTGCTGGTCTCTGTGTTCGTACAGACAATGAACGTGATCCTTGGTTCTCTCCAGGTGGTCTAAATCGTGGACAAATTAAAAACGTTGTTAAACTTTCTTGGAATCCATTAAAGTCAGAACGCGATTCTCTGTATTCAGTTGGTGTTAATCCAGTTGTTTCTTTCCCTGGCGAAGGTACAGTTCTTTTCGGTGATAAGACAATGTTGAGCAAACCAAGCGCATTTGATCGCATCAATGTTCGTCGTTTGTTTATTGTACTTGAAAAAGCAATTGCACGTGCAGCGCGTTTCTCTCTGTTTGAATTTAATGATCAGTTCACACGCGCACAGTTTGTTGCTTTAGTTGAGCCTTACCTGCGTGATGTTCAAGGTCGCCGTGGTATTACAGATTTCCGTGTAGTCTGCGACGAAACAAACAACACAGGAGAAGTTATTGACCGTAATGAATTTGTTGGTGATATTTACATTAAACCTGCTCGTTCCATCAACTTCATTCAACTTAACTTTGTTGCGGTAAGAACAGGTGTAAGTTTCAATGAAGTGGTAGGGGCAGCTTAAATAAAAGAGAAACAGGAGAAAAATAAATGGCATTCAATGTAAATCAGTTCCGTTCACAATTACAAGGTGACGGTGCCCGCCCAAATCTATTTGAGGTGTCGATGCCGTTTCCTGGATTCTCAGCACCAGGAAATGCACAAACAAAAATGACATTCATGTGTAAGACAGCACAACTTCCAGGCTCAACTCTGGGTGTTGTGCCTGTTCAATACTTCGGTCGTGAACTCAAGTTTGTGGGCAATCGTACTTTTGCTGACTGGACAGTAACAATTATCAACGATGAAGACTTTGTTGTACGCAATGCATTTGAGCGTTGGATGAATGGCATTAACAGCCATAATCTGAACGTTCGTAATCCAATTGCAACTACACCACTAGGCTACACAGTTGATGGTGAAGTTACACAGTTTGGTAAATCAGGCAATTCAATCAAGAAATATAAATTTGTTGGTATGTTCCCATCCGACATCACACCAATTGATGTTGATTGGGGTTCAAATGATACAATTGAAGAGTTTTCTGTAACGCTGACCTATCAGTGGTGGGAAGCAGTTGCAGACGGTGTGGTCTAAGAGTAGGGCATTTGCCCTACTTTTTAATATAGGATGATTTTTAATGGCAATTAAACTTTTTGGCTTTACTATAGGCTCAAAGGATGTCGTCAAGGCTGAAAAACCCGAACAGGCATCCTTTGCTTTGCCTTCTGCAACCGTTGACGATGGTGCAGTTACCGTTACGCAAAATGCGTATTACGGTACCTATGTTGATTTAGAGGGTTCAGTTCGTAATGAAATTGAACTCATCACACGCTATCGTGAGATGTCCAATCACCCTGAGTGTCAAATGGCTATTGATGAAATCGTCAATGAAGCTATCACACACGATGATCAAGGTAAGGTTGTTGACATTGTTCTAGATAATCTGAAACAACCAGACTCAATCAAGAAAAAAATTGCGGAAGAATTTAACAATGTAATAAAAATGTTAAATTTCAGTAATTTGGCTGATGATTTATTCAAGCGTTGGTACATTGATGGGCGTATGTTTTATCATATCGTTGTCAATGACAAGAATCCTAAAGAAGGTATTCAAGAACTTAGATACATTGATCCACGTAAGATTCGTAAAGTACGTGAGATTAAGAAAGATCGTGATCCTAAAACAGGTGCAATGATTGTTGTATCGGTTGCTGAATACTATGTTTTCAATGATCGTGGTACAACCACGCAAACATTTACATCAAATGTGGGGCAAGGTATTCGTATTGCACCAGACTCAATTATCAATATTAATTCGGGTCTGATGGATGCAAAGAATACTTTTGTTATTTCATATCTACATAAAGCAATCAAACCACTGAATCAGTTGCGTATGATTGAAGATGCGATTGTAATCTATCGTATCTCACGCGCACCAGAACGCCGCATTTTTTACATTGACGTTGGTAACTTACCACGTGGTAAAGCAGAACAATATTTGCGTGACATTATGGTCAAGTACCGTAATAAACTGGTTTATGATGCAAACACAGGTGAGATTCGTGATGAGCGCAAACACATGTCAATGCTTGAAGACTTCTGGTTACCACGTAGAGAAGGTGGTAAAGGTACAGAAATTACCACATTGCCTGCTGGTCAGAATTTAGGTGAGTTAGAAGACGTTAAGTATTTTCAAAAGAAACTTTTACAGTCTCTTAATGTACCATATTCAAGACTTGAATCACAAGAAGGTGGTTTAGCAGGTCTTGGTCGTAGTCAAGAAGTTACACGCGACGAATTAAAGTTTGCAAAGTTTGTTATTCGTTTACGTAATAAATTTTCACAAGTATTTGATGAAGCACTCAAAGTTCAGTTAGTATTAAAAGGAATTTGTACACGTGAGGAATGGGATGAATTTAAAGAAAACATCTACTATGACTTCCGTAAAGACAATAACTTTACCGAACTGCGTGAAGCAGAGTTACTACAAAACAGATTGCAAATGGTAGGTATGGTTGATCCATTTGTTGGTCGTTATTTCTCTAATCATTATGTTCAGAACAAAATTCTAATGATGACTGATGAAGAAATTGAAAAGATGCAAGCACAGATTCAAGAAGAAAAAGATACGTTGCCTGATGACATGCAAGGTCCAGTATTAGGTGGTCCACCAGGTGGTGCTGCACCACAAGCAGAACCAGAAGACAATACAGTTGAAAATACTGAAGAAACGGAAGAATCGTTGACACCTGGTTTAGATGACGAGGTAAACAAGTCAGTTGTCAGTATAAATAATAGACGCAAATAAGAAAGGTTATTATGGAAATTCAAGATATCATTAACAACATTGCTGCTGGTGATAGCATAGCAGCAAAAGAAGGTATAGAAAATGTTTTATCCGCAAAAGCGTTTGATGCGTTGCAAGGCCGTAAGCAAGAAATGGCTACTACTCTTTTTGGCGGACAAGAACAAAGTCACGAAGAAATTACCGACGATGAAGAAGCCGTAGAACAGTAATGAAATCTTTACTTGAATTCAAATCTATCGTTGAAGAAGAGAAGCAAGACTACTCTAAGTTTGATGCACTTGTTCGTGCGGGGTTAGCAAACAAAGCACAGTTGGCTCGCATTCATAAAATCTTAGATAAGATGGGTGAAGAACGCCCACAGTTCAACAATGCTGACCGCGAAATCATGCGTAATCTTTTTAATCGTATGGTAGATTTGGTTTCAAATAACAAACAAATTTTTGGTAGAGCAAGACAAGCAGTTCGTGAACAATTAGAAGAAGCAAGATCAGACAGCGTAGGTTCTGCATATCCATTGGTGCCAGATCCACCTGCTGTATTAGTAATCAAACGTAAAGCCGTCAGATTATATCCTGACGGTACACGAATTGCAATGTATTGGAGTGATAAACTTAAAAGAGTTTTTAGTGTGCCATATGGTGCCTCTATTGATAATCCAATTCAAGCAGAAGAATATATTCGTGAACTTGTTGAGTCAGAAGAATTGTTACTAAATGACGGTAATATTATTTCACTTAATGAAGAAGCAAAACAACAAATTATAAACACATACAGTCAGTTAGAAGAAGACAGCAAAAATTTGTTTTGGCAACAACTAACTGAATCTGTAACAACATTTGGAAAATTGTATGAATTTTGTAGACTTAATTCTACAGAATAAATTAGACGAAGCCAAAGAGTTAATCTTTGAGCGTCTAAACGACATTGCTTCTGTGAGAATGGAAGAAGCAAAGCCATATGTCGTTGATGCAATGTTTGAAGAAATTGAAGTTGACGAAGAAGTATTGGAAGAAGCGGCTAAAAAACGCAATCCAAATATCGTAAAAATGGGTCGCATCACAAAAGTACGCCGCCGTATTCGTCGCAATAAAAAAGGTAAAATTATAGTTCAGCGTAATGTAAGAAAGTCTGGGCTTAAAGGTTATCGTATTTCTGGTAATACAGTCAAGCGTATACCAGCAACAGTAAGATTACGTAAAGCACGTTTATTAAAACGTTCTTGGAAAACAACAAGAAAAAGTAAACTAAGACGCACATTGTTAAAAAGAAAAATGTCAATGCGCCGTCGTAAATCTATGGGACTAAGATAAAATGCCATTTGAAATTACCAATTCATTAAGAGGTTCTTCAGTTGTTCGAGCAGTTGATCCTGGAACATACACGATCACTCTTAACAATTTAAGAGCAAATGCAACCACTGAAACTGTTACTGCTGCTGACATTAAACATGTTTTGTGGTCAACAAACGGCAATATCCGTATCACTCGAAATGGTATACCTCTGTTAGCACTTCAAAACGGCGGTGACATGGATTTTGATGCGTATGGGTATTCTGTTTCAAACAATAACACTGAAAGCATTGTAATTGAAATTAATACTGGTGGAACCATAGTTTTACATCTTGCCAAGTATGCGACATACAATGTTGACCCATATACAGGAGTACCACTATAATGAAACTCATTAAAGAACACATTGAAAATGTAAGATATCTTACCGAAAAAACAGAAGACGGTAAAAAAAATCTTTACATTGAAGGCATATTTTTGGTTGGCGATGCAGTCAATCGCAACAATCGTATGTACAAAATGGATACACTTCGTAATGAAGTTAAACGTTATCAACAAGAATACATTGACACAAATCGTGCGCTTGGTGAACTGGGACATCCAGACACACCGTCACTCAATTTGGAACGTGTGTCACACAAGATTACAAGTTTGGTAGAAAATGGCAATACATTTGTTGGCAAAGCACTCATCATGGAAACACCATATGGTTTGATCGCAAAGAATTTGATTGAGTCTGGTGTCGGTCTTGGTGTATCATCACGTGCTTTGGGTTCCGTTGTAATGACAAAAGAAGGTTACAATCTAGTACAAGATGATCTGCGACTTGCAACTGCTGCCGATATCGTTGCTGATCCTTCTGCTCCTGGCGCTTTCGTTCAGGGCATTATGGAGAACAAAGAATGGATGTTTGTAGAAGGAAAGTTTGTTGAATCTGATATTGACTATGCTAAACACCAAATCCGTAAAGCATCACGCAGAGAAATTGAAAATGTTGGTTTACAACTTTTTGAAACCTTTCTACGAAAACTTTAAAATTTATAAATAAGAAATCATAAGGAGATATTCAATGGCAACAAATAAACTCATGGAAGCCGCAGCAGAAATTCTTGCATCAAGCAAGTCATCCGCTGGTGGTATGCCAATGCCTAAGTTACCTTCTGTTACTCCAGGTAATTCTGGAACACCTGAAGACTTGGGCGGTCCTACACCACAAAATTACAAGAACAATGATAACTCTGCTAAGTTGGCAAACAAAGGCAAAGATTCATCAGGTTCTAATCAATCATCTCTGAACATGAAACCATCAGCAGCATCAGCAGATGTTCAACTTGGCGATAGCAACATGCGTCCTGGTTCAGGTACAAACATGATGCCTGAAGAAGAAGAGTATGATGACGAAGAGCAACTTGATGAAGTTTCTATGAAATTGGCAAGCAAAGTTTATAGAACAAGATTGGATAATGCTGAAGCACATGATAAAGGTGGTCGTCCTGGTGCCGACAAGCAATATACAAAAAGTGGTGAACATAAAGCCAGTATATCACAAAAAGCAATTGCTAAAAAATCGGGCGGTGAAACAAGATTGGATAGAATTCATAGTGTACAATATAATGATGTACAACATGAAGATGAATCATTGATTGAAGAATTGAGAGCGCAGATGCACGATGATATGCAAGCATTGTTTGCTGATGACCAAACAATCTCTGAAGATTTTAAAATCAAAGCAGCAACAATTTTTGAAGCACGTGTCTTTGACCGTGTTGCACAGATTCAGGAACAGATTGAAGCAGAATATGCTGGTCAGTTAGTTGAAGCAATTGACGCAATCAAAGAAGAGTTGACAGAAAAAGTAGATGACTACCTCAACTACGTAGTTGAGCAGTGGATGGATGATAACGAAATCGCAATTGAAAGCGGTCTGCGTTCTGAAATCACAGAAGACTTTATTGCTGGTCTGCGTAATCTGTTTGCTGAAAATTACATTAACGTTCCAGAAGACAAAGTAGAACTGGTAGATGAACTTGCTTCTAAAGTTGAAGAACTGGAAGTTAAACTGAACGAAGAAATTGAAGCAAATATTCAGTATAAAAAACAACTTACTGAAGCAATTAAAGTACAACTAGTAAATGAAGTGTGTGAAGGACTCACAGCAACTCAAGTAGAAAAAATCAAAGCACTTGCAGAGAGTGTAGAATTTTCCACAGAGGAAGAATTCGTAGAAAAACTTGAGACAATTCGTGAGAATTACTTCCCATCTGGCGTAAAGAAAGCCAATGTTGCACAACTTCATGAAGAAGTAGAAGACGATGGTAGCGAAAAGAAAACATCCGCTGATCCATATGTCGCTTCGGTTGTACAAGCGATTTCAAAAATCAAAATTTAAATAATAACAAAAGGAGATACAATAATGTATTTGTCTGAAAATCTACAAACTAAATGGGAAGGCGTTCTGGATCATCCAGATATGCCTAAAATTTCTGACCCATACCGCAAAGCAGTTACAGCGGTAATTCTTGAAAACCAAGCACAGGAAATGATCAAAGAAGGTCATATTCTGAATGAAGCAGGTTCACCAACTAACTTTGCTGGTACAGGTGGTTTTGGTGGCGGTGCTGCTGCTGCTGGTCCAGTTGCTGGTTTTGATCCAATTCTGATCAGCCTGGTTCGTCGTTCACTTCCTAACCTGATTGCATATGATGTTTGCGGCGTTCAGCCAATGACAGGACCTACAGGTCTGATCTTTGCAATGCGTACTAAGTACGGTTCACAAGGCGGCGGCGAAGCATTCTACAACGAAGCTAACACAGCATTCTCAGGTGCAAACGGCGCAATCGTTGCTTCTTCAATGACAGTTGCTGGTAACACAACAGACTATCTGTTTGTTGGTAACGCTGCACCTACAGGCGCAATGACAACAGGTTCTGCTGAAGCATTGGGTGACGGCGCTGCTGGTAATACATTCCAAGAAATGGCATTCTCAATTGAGAAAGTTACTGTAACTGCTCGCACACGCGCACTGAAAGCAGAATACTCAATGGAACTGGCACAAGACTTGAAAGCAGTTCATGGTCTTGATGCAGAAACAGAATTAGCTAACATTCTGTCCGCAGAAATTCTTGCTGAAATCAACCGTGAAGTTATTCGTACAATCTACAAGATTGCTAAGCCAGGTTGCCAAGCAGGTACAACAACTAGAGGTGCATTCAACCTTGACACAGACTCAAACGGTCGTTGGATGGTTGAAAAGATCAAAGGTCTTGCATTCCAGATTGAACGTGAAGCAAACCAAATTGCTAAGACAACTCGTCGTGGTAAAGGTAACATCGTTATCTGCTCTTCAGACGTAGCTTCTGCTCTGGCGATGGCTGGTATTCTTGACTACAACTCAGCGTTGGCAGGTCAAGTATCACTGACAGTTGACGATACTGGTAACACATTTGCTGGTACAATCTTCGGTCGTATCAAAGTCTACATTGATCCATACTTCCCAGTTGGTTCAACATCCGAGTTTGCTGTAGTTGGTTACAAAGGCACAAACGCATACGATGCTGGTATGTTCTACTGCCCATACGTACCGCTGCAAATGGTTCGTGCAGTTGATACTGGTACA